AAGAAAATGAAACAATATATTATTTTTAACTTAAAGAAAATGAAACAATATATTATTTTTAACTTAAAGAAAATGAAACAATATATTATTTTTAACTTAAAGAAAAGAGAATCAAACAAGTACACTTACTTAACATTAGCAGGGGTGTTTACATAATTGTTTTACACGTTTTATTGTAAACAAAAATGATATAAAACAATATGTTATTCTTTAAATTAATGGAAAATTTATTTAAAGAATATCGGGCGTATGAACAATGTAAACATATGTTACAAGAACCGCTTGATGCTGACAAAAACTCAACGCGAAATGATTACTGTCATGAACAAACTTGTTGTGCAATAACTGACAATAAAATACTTTATATCGATAAACTAACGTTAATTAACGATATTATAAATAAACTTTATTTTATATATACAGACTTTGGTAAAACCAAATGGGACGACAAGTATTGGTTATTTATTGGAAAACTTAAAAATGGACTTTACTTTTCGTATGAGTCTGATTGTTGTGGAACTGGATTTGGATTAGCTTCAAAATCATCATTATATTTATCAAAAAAAAAAGATTTATTATACCAATTTGGATTAACAAATGTCCAAAGAGAATTTATATGTTCTAATATATGTCAGAGGTTTATTTATGTGTAATTTTTGTACTATGTTGCGTACATTAAAGCAGCATTTCCTCCAACAAAAATAAGACAATTAACACGTTCTTCAATTAAATATAAATTAAAATTATAATCATAAATTCTCCAAGTTGGTTTATTTATCCCAACAATGTCGCCTGTTGATGGATCACAAATTGTTAAAACTTGTGCGTATGGGTCAATTGGTGGTGAAATAGTTGTAAACTCAAATTGAATGTTTGTAAATCTGCTCATGTTCATTGCTCCTGATGGTTGAATAACAAACGGATTTGTGTCTAAACAAAAATTATAACAATATAATCCAGGTGGTGCGTTTCCAGATGTTCTAACATATTTTTCAATAAAATTAAATACACCTGACGGCAAAATGTTCTCTCTATATTGTCCATCAAGAAGTATTCCAAGAGCAACTAAAATATATTGTATATTTTGTGGGTTATATATTCCAGTAATATAAAGCCCACTTAATGTTCCATCAGGATTTAATCCTGGACCAAGCAATGCCGGATTTGGTGGCGAGTTTGCAGGATTTACAAAGTCACCATTTGTTGACGCAGGAACAATATCTTGTGGTACATAGTTATATGGCCAATTTGTATAATTTGACCATTGATTACGTAAATTAACATCACTTCTTTGAAAATAAAATAACCAACTAACAACCATTCCAATTGATTCTAAATCAATTTTATTTTGTCCAGTTATGTTATAGTAAGGTTTTTCATAAATTTGCTTTATTAAATATTTTTGTTCATTTTTTGAAAAAATTTCAGCTTCATCATTGGAGAGAAAACAATATGTACAATTTAAATTAATGTCAGCATTCCAATTTGTCCTTGTATCAACATAAGAATTTGAATCCAATATTTCATCAGGAGGAGTTTGAAGAAATCTATAAAATTGCATGTAATACTGATTAAAATTAGGAGCAACAATTGGAAAATTATTTGTGTAGTCCATAACGTCACGTATCGTAAATAATTCTTTAATTGGTCTTATTGAAACACTAATTTGAAGTTCATTATATTGTAAAGCACACAATGGAAATGCTTGTGTTGAAACTAAATTAAACCAAGCTCCAAGAGGTATATATAATGTTCTTCCCATAATTGATGGTTGTGCTCCTGCTGGACTGGTTGTGTAATATGCATTAGGATATGCGTTAACTCGTGCGCCATAATTTGCTGGATCATTAATTTCAGCAGTTTGTCCAATCATTTCGTTAAATAAAGCAAGTTTTTGTGAATTAAAATCTCTTTGTGTTGATGTTAAAAGATATTGTCCCGAATATTCATGTAATTTTTGATTCCCACACGTTATTGAAATTTTACTTATCATTTGTGCTCCAATATTTTCAATCCATTGAAATTCATATGGACACCAGTCGGAATATTCAATTGACCCATTTGGATTTGTAAACGTTTGTGGAGGCATTATTGGACTCCAAATATTTGGTAAATTGACTGAAATGTAACAATCCATTAAAAGGTCAGCAAAGCGTTTTATTTTAAAAATAAAAGTACTTTCTGAAGTTAAACTCAACGTGGGAGTTCCTTCATAATCAATGCGAAAATTTTGTTTTCCCCAATTGGTATATTTTTTATAAGTTGCCTTCCAAAAAGTTTTGCTTGGATTACCATTTAAAATGACATTTTGTTGTCCTTGACTGACTAAATTTAATAATCCACCTGCCATATTTAGTAATATAATAAATTATTTAATTCTTTATTTTATCATTGTATTATTTTTTATACTTATTTTTATTATATTTTTATTATACTTATTTTTATTATACTTATTTTTCTAAATTGTAAAAAAGTATTTTCTCTCAAACAAATTATCTTTATAAAATAATTATAATATATAAGAGACAAATGGCAAGTCAACAACCCGATTATTTAAGCGTAATAAAAAATATGAATGAAGAATTTCAAAGTTATAGTATATTGGCATTAATTTTAATTATTTTAATAATATTTATTTGTTATATGATTTATTTAAATAAATTAGAAAATAGTGAAAATAATTTTATGAATTCGTTATATCCAAGTGTTAATGGAAATATAAAATCAATTTCATCAAATGACACAGATTGTAGTGGAAATTTATTTGATTATTATATAAAAACAGCTTTCAATGCTTGTTCAGGAGGTTCATATAAAAATGATTTTGTTTCAATTGATGTGTTAAAAGCAGTTATAAAACAAGGCGTAAGATGTTTAGATTTTGAGGTTTACTCAATTGACAGTAAGCCAGTCGTTGCTACAAGCACAACAGATGATTATTTTATTAAAGAAACATTTAATTCAGTTGATTTTGGAAGTGTTCTTGAAACAATTAATAATTATGCTTTTTCTGGTGGGACTTGTTCAAACCCAACTGATCCAATTATAATTCATTTAAGAATCAAAAGTAACAATCAAGAAATGTACACAAACTTAGCAAACTTATTTAAATCTTACAGTTCAAATATGCTCGGAAAGGAATATAGTTACGAAAATTCTGGTAAAAATTTAGGAAGTTTACCTTTATTAACATTTAAAAATAAAATTATCTTAATTGTTGACAGAATGAATAATGCCTTTTTACAAAATGAAGATTTTTTAGAGTACGTTAATTTAACAAGCAACTCAGTTTTTATGAGAGAATATGATTATTATGGCATAAAAAATAATCCCGATTCTCAAGAATTAACTGAATTTAATAAAAAAAACATGACAATTGTTATTCCAGACAAAGGCGTATCGAATCCGTCTAATCCGAGTGGATTTTTATGTAGAGGTTATGGATGTCAAATGGTTGCGATGCGTTATCAATTTGTTGATAATTTTTTAATAGAAAATACATTATTTTTTGATAAATGCGGATATGCATTTTGTTTAAAACCAAATGATTTAAGATACCATCCAGTAACTATTTCTCCACCTATTCCACAAAATCCCGATTACTCTTATGCTACTCGTAATGCTTCAACTGATTTTTATAATTTTAATTTTTAAAACGCAAAATGAAGCATACAAATATAAATATATAAAATATTAAATTATTTATTTATATAATAAAAAGAGAGAATGAAACCAAAAAATAATATTTGTAAAGATTTAACGTTTGAAGATTGTGAGTTGGCTATTCTTCGCATGGCAGTTGATAAAGCTGAAGAAAAAATTGGAAGACGTGTAATAAACTCTGGTGAAATTACAAAAATTATAAAAATTGTTGAAGATTTTATAAAACGAAAAAATTTAATTTGTTATGGAGGAACTGCGATTAATAATATTTTACCTGCGGAAGACCAATTTTACAACAAAGAAGTTGAAATTCCGGATTATGATTTTTTTACAACGAACGCTTTAAGTGACGCGAAGGAATTAGCAGATATTTATTTTAAAGAAGGGTTTACTGACGTGGAGGCAAAATCCGGTCAACATCATGGAACATATAAAGTTTTTGTGAATTATATACCAGTTGCTGACATTACTGTTATTCCAAAAGGTATTTTTAATGCGATAAAAAAAGACGCAATACGAGTTGGTGGAATTTTATATACTCCTCCAAATTATTTAAGAATGTCGATGTATTTAGAACTATCAAGACCTGCTGGAGACACCAGTAGATGGGAAAAAGTGTTAAAACGTTTATTGCTTTTAAATAAAAACTATCCCTTAACAGATTTAAATTGTGATAACGTAAATTTTCAAAGAGTAATGGAAAATAAAAATAATGAAGAAATAATTTATAATAATGTTAGAAATACGTTAATAAATCAAGGTGTTGTTTTTTTTGGCGGATATGCGATTTCACTTTATTCTCAATATATGCCAAAAAAATTAAAACACAAATTTGAAAAAATAGCAGACTTTGATGTTTTATCAAATGAACCAAAAACAACTGCTGAAATTGTAAAAGAACGTTTAAAAGACATTGGTTTGAAAAATGTAAAAATAATTTACAGAGAACCTGTTGGAGACATTGTTCCTGAACATTATGAAATTCGAGTTGGAAACGATTCAATTGCGTTTATTTATAAACCGATTGCGTGTCATAGTTACAATGTTTTGTCAATATCTGGTCAGAAAGTAAAAATCGCAACAATTGATACAATGTTAAGTTTTTATTTAGCATTTTTATATGCTGATAGACCATATTACAACCAATTTTTAGAAAGAATATTGTGCATGTCAAAATTTTTGTTTGAAGTTGAACAAAAAAATAGACTTGAACAAAAAGGTTTACTCAAACGTTTTAGCATAACGTGTTATGGTCATCAAGAATCATTGGAAGATATGCGTGCTCATAAAGCAGAAAAATATAGAGAACTAAAACAAAATGGAAAAAAAGATGAATTTGAAAAATGGTTTTTAAATTATAAACCAGATGATTCAAAAAATAAAAAACTTGAAAGCTTACACAACAATAATGAAAAATTAAAATTTGTTGAAACTCAAAAAATTGATAAAATTGATAAAATTGATAAAAATAAAAAAACCAAAAAATATAAAGTAAAAAAACCAAAAATTTCAAAAAAAAACAAGTTGTTTTCAATTTTTGGCGGAAAAACAAGAAAATCAAGAAAATTAAAACGAAATTAATAAATTTCTTAAACAATTTAAAAACAATATTTTTCCAATAATATCACACAAATATCTTGAATTATTTTTGATAAAATTTTACAAAATATATTGTTGGTATTTATATAACTTGATAACTCATTTGAAAATTTATTATTTATAAACATAAATAAATAAATCATATAAATACAACATTTTTCAAAAACAATTTTACACTTATTTGATAACCTATTTATAATATTCCATTCATCAACAAAACTACACATTTGAGTAGGAGATTGCTTTATAAAAAATGTGTGAATATCTAATAACCCAGAAAGAATTCTATGAAAATTTGACTTTTCATTTTTAACATTTAACATATTCCCAACTTTGTCAAACCCCAACAGATTTAAATAAAGTATTTTTTTATTTGGTTCATTTTTAAAAATAAACGGACTTAATCCATCCACAAAAGTATTTTCATATAATAAATTTCCGTCAATTAAAAAAGGGATAAATGATGAGCGAATTAAAGCATTTATAATTTCATCAGTATTTTTATACAATTGTTTTACTGTTTTTTTTCTCTTTTTAATATTATAATAAGTAACAAATAATTTGTTGTTAACTTTTGAACAAATATTTACGGGAATTATATCACCTAAATGTTTTTTTAAATCTTTTACAGCTTTTAAACTATGTGATTGTTTTAAACATTCATAAATAATTTCATATAATTTTGACATTAAATCTAACCTATCAATATGATATAAAAATGCAACAATTGAACCAATACTACATCCAGAAATTCTATCAACTTTAATATATTTTTTGTTTTCCATTTCTTTTAAAAAATATAATGCTCCAACAAGATAACTTCCATTAAATGCTCCTCCATCTAAAACTAAATCAATTACTATTGGTTCTTTGGTATTTTTTATTTCATCTGGTAAATTTTCAATTAATTTTACAACATAAGCATTTATCATTTTAAGTTATATATTTATTAAAATGATGAAATACTATTTAATGTTAAAACGCACTAAATTTTGTTATAATTTTATTTAAAACATAAAAATTAAATCCAAAAATTACACTTGTAAACAAAAATCCATTTATATTTAAATTTCCATCATTATAAAAAAGCGCTGGAAAATATCTAAATAAAAATTTTCTAAAAAATGGCAGTTGAAATAAAAAATAAATCACAGTGATTAACAAAGGTAATTGAATTTCGTTATATGTTTCATCCAATGAATTATTAATTTGTGATTTTTTATTATAATCGTCAATAATGTCGTTTGTTTGTTCACAATTTTTTATGTAATCCAAATTATTTTGTGGTGGGGGAACATAATTTGGTTGAACAAAAGGATCATTGCTATGAATTGTTGTTGTCATTGGAATATCTCTCGACGGCAACTGAGTTGCTCCTGTAAGACTTGCTTGTTGAAGTCCGTTAACAATTTGACTAATTGTTGTTTGGTCTAAACTAAATCCTCCAGATTGTTGATTTGTTTGAGATTGTTGAGGTACATTGTTATTTTCCGAAGCAGACAAGGATATGTTGTTATTTCTTCCTCCAACAGGATCAGTTGGCAAATCAAAAATGTTTGTTGAATCACTACTCATAATTATTATAAAGAATGATTGATTATAATAATTACGCAAACATTAATCAAAATTAATTGTTCTTAAATGTGTGTTACATTTTGTTGAAACTGGCGAATATTTTACACATTTATCATTATTTTTATAAATTTTATCCTTAAGTTGTTCTAAAGGTGGAGCATGAAATATTAAACAATCATTATTTTTACAAACTGTTCTAAAAAGAGAAGCAAGTCCAAATCCCAATATAATTGACATAACTAATTTTCCAGTTTCAGTATGAACAAATTTACCAAGATGCATTACTGTTATATTATTGTGTTAGTTTCTTTTTTCAATTAAATTTAATCTTTTTTCAATAATTTTGCTAAAAATATTTTGAAATTTGTATAAAAGAGCGTTATTATAAGTATTTAAATTAAGATTGAATTGGTACACTAAATATGTTTGAATCATCACTTGGACATTCAACATTTTGTTCTTCAAAAATAAAACAATTCTCTGCTTTGTCTTTAAATAAAACCTTTCCAACATTTTCAGGACTTGGATAAATATAAATTGTTTTCATTTCAGGTCCTAAAATATAAACAAAAAAAAGACCAATCGCAAAACTTATTAAAAAAATGGGAATTGATATGTAGTTTGATGACATTATATAATACATCTATTTTAAAAATTAAATTAAATTAAATTAAATATCGCATTGAAAAGCATTTTAAATAAATTGTTATCATTCTTCTTCTTCAGATTCATCAGATTCATATAATTCTGTTGTTTTAAGTTTTTTTGTTTTTGTTTTTTTTACTTTTTTTGCCTTGATAACTTTTTCAAATCCGACATTATATGCTTCAATATTATCAACAAAAGTTGAAAATAACATATTTTGAATACTATATTTATTTTGAATTAAACAACAATCGTTTGTTTCATCATGTGCCCAAACAAAGCTTTCGTTATATTTTAATAATCTCAATTTCTCCAACAAGGGTACCAATAAAGTTTCATAAATTACAACAGCATCCTTTGCGTACTGAACGTTTGTTGTTTCTGTCATTTTTTTCATGCAATTTTTAATTTGTTCAATTAACGCATAATAATTCTTTGTTGCTTCAATAAAATCCAGTTTGTTTTGGTCGTTATCAACAACATCATTATAATTTGTTAGATAAGAGTCATAAAGAGAAGTATCCATCTCAATTAAGTATTTTAACTCTTCAAAATTCGTTAATACTTCTTCTGTTGTTAAATATCCAAATAATAATTTATTTTTATTATCAATTACTTTTTTTTTTGAATTGGAGATACTTGTTTGAAAATTATTCAACACATTTGGCAATAATTCAACGTTTCCAAGTTGAATTTTAATATTTAATTTACATGGATCCGAAATAATACCACAAGCAGCACTGTATTGTCTAAATGATTCGTTTTCAGTTTCTGGAAAAAAAGTAACATTAAATCTTGTTCCACCAGGTCTTTTACAATTAATACATGCAGGTTTTAGTTTTAAAAATTCAGCACGTTTCTCTCTTTTACTTAATGTTTGATTGGTTATAATTTTTCTTTTATTGTTCATTATTTGAGTTTCGTACTTAAGCTTTAATTTAAAATAATTATTTAACGCTTCACTAACGTCAGATGATGTTTTTGGTAAGTTTGACATTATATAATACATCTTTATAAATTTATAAAATTAAAATCGTAAATAAAATATAAATCTTAAGGTTTTGTGTTAATTATATCGTAGTCACTTTCCCAAGAAGGTAATCCTGTAATTAATTCTTGATGAGCTAAACGTTTTGCTTGTTGAAAATTTTTAATTTTTGATAAAATATATTGTTGTTTTTCTTTATTTTTTTTTTCTAATTCAACAGGATTTAATTTTCCTTTAAATTTAAACAATAATATTAACCCTAAAATAAGTATAAAAGCAATAAATAATCCAATATTAAATACAAAATTATGAAATTTATTTTTAACAATTTGGCACTGTTTTAGCGTGTGATGTAAAAAATATTTGACACCAGGTTCTGTTAGAGCTGGTTTAGAAAAGTCTTCAAAATCCATAATAATAAATATTGTTAAAAAAATAAATTAATTTATACATATTATCTATGGCAAGTTCTTATTTAAATATTGTTTCATTTTTATTAACAACAGTTTTTTATTATTTGGTAATAAAGCCAGATTTAACATATGATATTTCAAGTGATCCAAAACAATATCAAAATTATACAAGTAGCAGTTATATGTATTTAGCAATTTATTTATTATTAGTTATGGTAATTCAATTAATGGTTAATGTTTCAATAATTTCATCAACTTGTGGTGGAAATATAACTGAAAATATTGGCGCCGCAGGTGTTTTTACGTTTTTACCTTGGACATTAATTTTTGGTGTTTTAATTTTAATATTAACCATTTATCCTGGATTTAAAAGCGCATTTTCTGATGTTGTTGGGTATTATTGGGTATCAAGTTCCGCAAATAAATTGATAACTGAATTATTAATTGACCAAAATATTCAAAAAAAAATTGATGGTGATACTGTTTCAACTCAACAACAAAAAGAAGACATACAAAGTGCGGCAGACGCAATTATTAAAATTTGTGGCAATTCAGCTGTATTAATTAACCAAATTGTTCCAACAAATTTTAATTCATTTTGGTCTGTTTTAACACCACTTATGAAAGAAAAGTATCAAACAAATACTCCAGAATCAATTGATATTAAAAAAAAATTGTTTGAAGTTGTTGTTTTAAGAGAAAATGTTGGGGAATCAATGTGGTATATATATACAGGATTACTTTTAACGTCAATTGTTCAACTTAAAATTACAACAAGAGGATGTGTAAATAATCCAAAAACAATGGAGCAGAATTACCAAAAATTTTTAGATTCCGAACAAAAAGCAAAAGAAAAAACAAATATTGCTTCAAGCACAACTTACACAATAACAAATTAATATTTCAAATTTAAGTATTTTATTTATTAAAAAATTGAAATGCTTTTTCAAATTTAAAGAAAAAGATACAAATTATCAGTTAAAAGTTTTAAACTCAATCATAATTTAAATATAATTTATTATTTAAATAATGTGTGAAAAAATTGAAGACTGGGACTGGGATTGCGAAGATGACACACAATTACCTTCAATAAATCTTAATGAAAAACAAC